ACCTGTCTCACCTGCTATTATTACTTCAACATAATCACTAGCACTAAAGGCGGCAACGTAATCCCAAGATGCTTGAGAATATACTGTAGAACCATTTCCGCTTAATTGTGTAGATGTACCTGTAATATTTGTAGAACCATTTTTCTTTAACCAAAGTTCTTGAGCATAATCTGTTCCTGGAAAATGACTGGTAGTAATTCTATAAGTACCTGCTTTACCAAATGTTAATCTAGTATTAGAAGCTACTGTGATACCATTTGCTGATTGCGAAGCCATTGTAATACCTTTTGCAGTAAAGTTAATAGCCATAGTTGCATCAGTATAAGCAAAATATCCATAATCTGTAGCGGTTGAGACTGCCTGCCAAGCTGATCCGTTATAAAGATCCAACGTGTTGTTTGTGGTATCGTACATAACCATACCAGCAACTGGTGAAGCAATTGCTTCAATGTTTGCTGAAGAATCTTTCTTAGGAACTAGCGGCGTATTAATATAAGCTGCAGTTGCTCCATCTACTTTAATTCTGACGTTACCGTCTCCGTCTGCTAGTAAAATATTGTTACTTAACGTACCAGTTAATCCACTGATAGATCCACCAATGATCGTATTTGCTGTGCCACCGGTTAATCCACCCGCCGTATTATTTGGACCAATGATAGTATGTCTTCCTGTACCTCCTGTAAGATTTGGAGCCACTCCCGCACCGATGAAAATGTTCTGATTAGTGCTGTTAGTGGTCGCTGCGGATTGACCAATAGCAATGTTACTTTGAAGTTGAGTTCCTGTAACTCCTTGATGAGCGAAAGATCCAATTACTACGGAAGAAGATTGTCCTCCGAACTTAGCACTATTTACACCTAGAACGAACGAGTTAGCATTATCTAAATTACAGTTAGTTCCGGAATCTGCTCCAATAAAAGTAGAGTTTTGGAATGTTCCTGTTCCTGAACTAGAACCAACACTATTTCCTATTAGTACAGCATTAGAATTATTGGTTGCAGTATTGTTTTGTAATACCCCGTTTCCGATTAGGACGGCGCTAGAATTATTCGATCCTGAAGAATTTTGAGCTACTGCTGTACCCAGTAAAATAGCATTTGAAAACGAGGCGCCGGTAGCACTTTGTGCAATGGTACTTCCTATTGCAACAGTAGAGGCAAAAGTTCCACCAGATGCATTTTGACCTATGTTCTGTCCAATTAAAGTAGCATTATCAAAACCACCATTAACTGCATTTTGGGCAACTTGATGTCCAATGATATTTGCAGTACTAACTGTAGTTCCTGTTATATTACGCATTGCGTTACTGCCAATTACTACTGCATTACTAAAGGTAGCACCAGAAGCTGCGTTTGCTGCTGATGCTCCAGCCATAAACGTATTACTAAATTTAACGTTTGTTGCTGACCCTGCTACATTAAATCCTAGTATAGTTGAACCTGTTGCATGTGCGCTGCTTGCAGCAGCTAAAGCACCCCCTCCAATTGCTATTGAACTAGAAAAAGTTGCTCCTGTGCCGGAGAAATTTTCTGCTACACCAAGACCAATTAATATGGAAGAAGCTACGTTAGATCCAGTTGCTGCTGCTATCGCAGTACCAATCATTATACTAGAAGATGCGGTAGCTCCCCTGGTAAAAGTAGAATTTCCTAAAATAATATTAGCTGTGACGTTACCTCCAGTAGCTTGTGCACCTATTGCGTTTCCGTTAATTATATTATTATTAATAGTTCTGGTAGAGGCTGGGAAAATATTTACTCCCATTATATTATTACTACTGGCAACGGTAGCAAGAGATAAAGCACCGGTTGCTCCAGCACTAACAATTATATTGTTTGCTCCTGTAGATGATGCTGGAAAGCTTGGTTGAGTAGAAATAACTAAGTTATTTGATCCTGTAGTGTTAGCAGCTAAACTTCCGTCATTACCAATTTTTATATTGGTTGCTATAGAACCTGCACCTAAGCCAATTCTAATTCCGTTAACACTTAGTTGTGATCCGTCGAAGGTTAAAGCAGTTTCACCTTCTAAAGTATCTGGTGTATCTGAACCAGTTATCACACGATTGTTTGCGTTGTTGTTAATAGTTGTTGCTGCACCGGTTGCACCAGTCGCCCCGTTAGCACCGCTGGTTCCTGAACTACCTGAAGTACCTGAAGTTGTAACTGGTTGTTGTGCAATGATTACAAGAATATTATGACCATTTGTAAATGAATATCCACCATCAATATATGTTGCAGGAAATTCCCAATATGAATTTGGTGCTGCTTCTACTCCGGTTCCAAAAGTCCAGCGTTGATAATTTGCTGAATCGTTTGCGTCCTGAATAATAATAGTTGAACCTGATTGTATTAGTGCTAAGAAAACATCAATATCAATATTGTTTCGATCTAAATGTGATATGTTAATTTGGGTTGCAGATGTTTGGGTAGCGTTGTTCCAAATTATATTTGTGTTACCTGGATTTCCTGATTGTAAATTAGTTCTTGCATTGTATGGAAATAATGAAGTTGATTGTCCAGACACACCGCTGGTTCCAGAACTTCCTGAAACACCTGACGTACCAGACTCTCCAGAGCTACCTGACGTACCAGACTCTCCAGAACTACCTGATGTACCAGATTGACCTGAGCTACCTGATGTACCAGATTCGCCAGAGGTACCTGAGCTGCCTGATGTTCCAGACTCTCCTGAGCTGCCGGATGTTCCAGATTCGCCAGAACTACCAGATGTTCCTGATTGTCCCGAGCTACCTGATGTACCAGATTCGCCAGAGGTACCTGAGCTGCCTGATGTTCCAGACTCTCCTGAGCTGCCTGATGTTCCAGACTCTCCTGAGCTGCCGGATGTTCCAGATTGTCCCGAGCTACCGCTAGTTCCTGCTGAACCAGGTAATGAAGTTCCTGATGTTCCTGATGTTCCAGATAAACCCGTTTGCCCCGAGCTTCCTGATGTACCAGTCTGTCCTGAACTTCCTGAACTGCCCGATTGACCTGAACTGCCTGAAGTTCCTGATTGACCTGACGTTCCGGATGAACCAGATTGACCTGACGTTCCAGATGAACCAGATTGACCTGACGTTCCAGCAGTTCCTGAGCTACCAAAGAATTGTATATTACCACTAGAATCTTTAGCCTTTAATTGGCTACCTTGTGAATATAGTGTTACATATCCTGCTGATGGATTAGCTGGTCCGGTACCTGAAGTACTCCATTGTCCAAATTGAATCTCGCCTTCGTTCTGTATGCGTAATTTACCGCTCATAGTAGTTTATTAATTTAATGTCCAAGTAAACCCATCTTCGATAATAGCGTATCCGCCGTTATCAGAAATGATTAGTGGTTGACAAAGACTTATCATATCTTCATTTACGTAATAAATGGAATTGTTAGTATCTATTATACAGTCGTTTACCACTCCTGAATAATAAATTATATTTTGAAACGTTTCGTTATCCGAAATGTACGTGTATTCTACAACTTCTGGCGGAGTATAATTCGCCATTATCATTTGACCTTCATCTATCAAGATGCCTAAGCTTGGATCTAATGTGGGATAGTCTATATTCCAACACTTGTAACTCCAATTGCCCGGCGGGAAAACTTCTAAGATGCCGTTTAACGGATCATCCGGGGAGTCGTGTTCTACCACTTGAATATTGAATTGGACAAATCTAGAGTTACGTTTAACTATAGTTGGTACAACATAGATCAAATGATTAGTGTATAAAGATCTAAATTGGAGCAAAAAATAATCTCCAAAGTCCTGCACACTATTATCAATAGTGTCAGCATAAATTGCAAATTGGTTGTTGGCTCCTACACTTAAATTTATCATAGCTTAACAATAATTAGGTATTACCACTGGAATGTAATATGTTGTTCCAGCAATTTCTACTTCTATTACTTGGTCATTAAAAGCAGCGGCATCAAAAATTGTACATCCTGCTGTAGAGACTGAACCAAGTTTCCATTCTGCTGCTGTACCTCCTGTAGGATTTGGGGTCTTAATAGAGGTTGCAAATTCTGCAGTTCCAGTAGCATTCGGAGTAATACGTAATCTAATATTACCATCTCCATCTCCAAGTATAACTTGATTGGAAATTGCCGTGCCTCCTGTATTAATTTGGGCACCGATGATGGTATTTGAATTAGAAGCTCCTGTTAAATTATTGGCAGTGTCTGCCCCCATCACGGTATTGTTACTCCCGTTGGGCAAATTATACAAGCTAGAAACTCCCACTACTGTATTTTTGTTTATGTTTGTCCCTGTTGCATCAGCTAAAATTCCATATCCTATCAGGGCATTTGAATCTGCTCCTGTGGCATTATATAAGGTATAATTTCCAAAACAGGTGTTTGTATTTCCTGTTGTTATTAGGGGGCCTGCCCCATATCCAATAAAACTGTTATCTTCACCCGTGGTTATTGCATTTAAAGCAGAATGATGAATTCCAAGATTTCTAAGTCCTGTTGTTGCAGTATCAATAGGATAATTAACACCAATACCTAGGTTACTTTGATCTCCACTAGCTCCTCTACCGATAGAAATAGAATTTATATTTAATGTGTTACTACTAAATGATAAGGTAGATTCTCCGTTTAACTCTCCTGGTGTATTAGAACCAGTTATTACTCTGTTGTCTGCGTTGTTGTTAATAGTTGCTGAACCTGATGAACCACTGCTACCTGAGGTTCCTGAACTACCTGATGTTCCAGATTCACCAGAACTTCCCGAACTGCCAGAAGAACCAGACTGTCCTGAGCTTCCACTACTACCTGATGTTCCAGATTCACCAGAACTTCCTGATGAACCAGATTGCCCCGAGCTTCCTGAACTACCTGATGTTCCAGATTGTCCAGAACTTCCAGATGAACCAGATTGTCCTGATGTTCCGCTACTTCCAGCAGTTCCGCTAGTGCCCGGTACACCCGTTTCTCCTAGTGCAATACAAGTAAAGTAAGATAGGAAATTAGGTTGAGCTGGGATATTTGTAAGTTCAATAGTATATCTAAATCCAGAAGCTGTTTTACTTGTAATAGCTGTGTCTGATCCAGTACTTAAACTCACCCATCTCGTTCCGTTAAATGTATAAATGACATTGATAGAATAATCTGTAGATCCAAATGGTTGTGCAAATGTAATATCAATATAAGAATTTGGTGCACTATAGGTCCAATCCGAATAAATTTTAAAAATATTTCTAGCAGAAAGACCTAAGCCATTCGCTCCGCTGGTTCCTGATGAACCAGAGCTACCAGATGTACCGTTAGTTCCTGCTTGTGCTAATAAAGACCAATTTGTAGGATTTGATGAGGGTGGGGGTAACAATGACGAAGCAGCAAGAATACAAATATAAGAAGATCCGTTATATTCTACAACATCATTAACGCTATAGGATAGATTAACGTCCCATGTACCCTCCCAAATAAATCCTGTTCCATTAACTCCTGATGTTCCTGAACTTCCTGAATTTCCTGAACTGCCCGAAGAACCAGATTGTCCTGAGCTTCCACTACTACCTGATGTTCCGGATTCACCAGAACTACCAGATGAACCAGACTGTCCTGATGTTCCGCTACTACCTGATGTTCCAGATTCACCAGAACTTCCAGATGAACCAGATTGTCCTGATGTTCCTGATGTTCCAGGTACTGCAGTTTCCCCTAAAGCAGTTGCAGTAATATAAGCAACATAGCCTGGTATAGTACCAGGTAGGTTAAATCCAGAATAAACAATATCAAATCCAGCAGCAGTTTTATTATTAATTTTTACTGCTATTCCTGCTCCTGAACTTAAAGAAAACCAGTTACCAGAGTTTGTATTTTTCCAAGTAAGTTCTATTGAATAATTTGTAGATCCAAAAGGTTGAGCAAATGTTATACTTGCTGTAGAATCAGGAGCAGAATAGGTAAAAGCTGCTGCTGATATTTCTATATTTTTAGTAGAAAGACCAGATCCATTAATCCCGCTGGTTCCTGAAGAACCATCTTGTCCTGACGTTCCGCTGCTACCTGATGTTCCAGATTCTCCAGAACTTCCAGATGAACCTGAGCTACCGTCCGCACCTGATGTTCCAGAACTTCCATTGTTGCCACTTGTGCCACTGCTACCAGAAATTCCTGACGAACCAGAACTACCGTCTGCACCTGATGTTCCACTACTTCCATTGTTGCCACTTGTGCCACTGCTACCAGAAATTCCTGACGAACCAGAGCTACCGTTGGTACCTGCTGTTCCGGAACCAGCTCCTAATATAGTGATATTTCCACTTGGATCTTTGATTCTAAGCTGAAAATCATCGCCATAATAGAGCGATCCATAGCCAGAAGTTGCTGAAAAACCTGATGTTCCGCTTGTTGAAAAGAGGATTTGACCTCCCGTAGCTCCCAATTTTACCGTTCCTGCCATAAATTCTTAGTGTTGTTATACATGAATATGTATTTCTCTGAAATTGACATTAAAAAACAAAAAAAAAGGTCAGAAAATCTGACCCAAAAACTTTCCAACGCGTTGGAATTGTTTTTACCTTCTAGAAAATTAAGGTGCTGCTGTGAAAGTACAGCCTCCAAAAGTTGTTGCAATTGGTCCTTGTACTTCGTATTCAAGAGCAGGCTCTTGAGCAGTTAGTGTTAGTGTGTATCCGTTAAGATCACCAACAGCGCTACCAGTTACCGAAGTTCCAGCTGATACTACTGCACCGCGAGAATATCCAACTAACCAATATTTACCATTGGCGTCTTCAAAAATCACTTTAAGATTTCTGTTACGAGCAATAAGTAGAATTTCATTTCTCTTATTGGCTTCCATTTTTTGTAAGTTCATAGATAATGCTTGCTCAAAGAAAGCAGTACCATTTTCATTACTGATATTAAATGTGCTTGTATAACTTGCAGTTGACTTCGCAATATTGAAGCCATAGAAAGTACCTGTTTCTCCCGTGGCTCCAGTGATTAGTGACACAGAACCAGTAGTAGAAGAAAGAGTTAAAGTACCCAAATCAGCATCAGAACTTATCCAAACGGTATTAATGACTCCGCCAATGCTATCAATGCAATCGAGTGCGATTCCGTATGTTAAATTACATGCCATGTTATGATTATTATTTTTTTAAGTAAGAGAGTGATCATTATAATCACTCTCTTTATTTTTGTTTACTAAGCTATTGTTGAAGCAAATTGATTTGCTATAGCCGCGGTTCCCATTCTGAAAGCAGAAAGGAATTTCACGTTATCCTGGGAAGGATCATAATAGAATCTAAACTTATCTTGATCATCCATTAGACCAGTTCCGAAGAAAGCATATTTCTTAGGTCCAAGTATAACTGTTGGTACTATAGGAGATCCTGAATCAACAATACCTGGTGATAATCTAACTGTGATGTTAGTACCTGGCCAGATAAATTCGTTAACTGGAGAACCAGAAACGTTGTTTACTTGAGGATACTGAAGAAGAATAGAATTACCTTTGTTCTGTAACGCCTGTACTAATTTAGAATAAGTAGCAGCAGAAACATAGCAGTAAAGATCATCTTCTTGTAGTAAAGCTGTGTTAGCAGAAGAAAGAATGTCTACTAAATCCCAGAAAGCCTGGAATGCAGTTGAAGCAGCACCGAAATCAGATGCGATTGAAGTTGCATCGATAGCACCTTCAGCTACTGAAGTTTGGAAGATAAGACCATCTAAAGATGAACCGTCTCCAGCCCAAAGTGTTTGCTCAATATACTTATTGATTTCTCTAACTTTTAGGTCTGCAATTGCTTGCTCGAATGGAACTGACTCTTGATAAGCAGATACATTCATTTGAGAAGACAACCAGTAGTCTCTAAGTGTATTAGGACAAAGATCTTCTTTCATCATTTTAGTAGCAACTACTAAATTCTGTTGTGTAAAGATAGTAGTGTTGCTTCCTACTTGACCAGCGCCGAATCCGCAAGCGTAGTCTTTAATGTCTGCGTTAACACCCAAGATGTTTAAAGCAGTAGTTCCAGCTGTTAAACCACCACGTACTGTCAATGCAGATACTGAAGAAGGCTTTAGAACGGCTCTGGTTACTAAATCTGTTGATAATTGGTCTGTGTAAGCGGTAAGACCACCAAGATTAAAACTCATAGTTTATTTATTTTATTATTTTTTTAATGAACTTTTTAATTCATTGAATCTGTCGACGATGTCGACTGAGTTGTTAGCGCCAAATTTTTGTGGTTCGCTCAAAGTAGGAATCTTACTAGCTGCTGGAGCTTTACTGAATTTAGCATAAGCCTCTTCCATTTTAGCTACTTTAGCTTTCATTTCAGCTACATCTTTAATCATTGGCTCCATAGCCATCATGACTTTTTGCATAGCTTCAGAAATCTTTTCGTCGATTTTTTCTTCGACTTTTTCCTCTAATTTTTCTTTAATTGGAGATTCTTCTGCTGGTGCATCTTCGGCCATTTTCATTGGCTCTTCACCTTTTTTAACAGGCTCAGCTGCTTTTTCCACTTCGATTTCCACTTTAGCACCCTCTGATTCAGATTCACCTTCTTCGATAGAAACTATTTTACCGGCTTCGTCAACGACGATTTTCTTACCGGACTCTGTTACGTGTTCACCTGCTGGTGCTGGAGATTTGCTACCGTCTTCTGCTACAACCGCTAGGTCTGCACCGACTACAAATTCTTCTGCCTCAACTACAGTTTTGCCGTCAGCTAGTTTCTCTGAAGCAAGTTTAACCTGCAATCCAAGGATTACTCGAATGGCATTTAATTTTTTGCTGTAATTCATGTTGTTATTTTATTTTTGATTTACGAGTGTGAATATGACAGTTTAAGTAACTGACATTTCCTATCCCCGTTTTATTTTTCTTCTAGGATTTGCATAATGGATTCAATTGCTTCTTTTTGTCTTTCAATCTCTTCCATTTCTGCTTTATCAATAAAGTTGCCTTCGATGCTAAATCCTTTGTATTTTCCAGATTTTATTTCTTCCCAGATCTGGGGATCTTGCACTTTCATCTTAATCATCCATGTGCCCTCAGGTACATTTAGATTGTAGACTTTGTTGGCTTTGTCGTTTTTGGGATCTTCGACGATCCAGCTTTCGAAGACGTAGCTTTTGCCGTCTTTTTCTTCGTCGTGTTCAAGATTGGTTGCGGAGATTCGCATTTCCCGCATGAACTTTTCTTGAATTTTAGCGATAGTTTCTTTACTAAATTTAACAAAATAGCCTTCAGGGTTTTCATTGTCTTTACGGTATATTTCTATGTCAGGAACCATAGCAGGTCCTACTAACACTTGTTTGTCTTTTTCCACTGCAAAAGCAAGTTTACTCATTGCTTCTGAATGTTTAGGATGACTTTTAGGGAGTAAATCATTGTCTTGGGTATAGTCTTTATCAGACGGAGCAGATCCACTTAAAATTTTTAAGAAAGCATTTACTCTGCCCATTGCCCATTGATTACGTCCCATTCCTTTTCTACCAGGTGTTCCTACCGAATAAGCTCCTGCTCCTCTACGCCATACTGCTTTAAGCATTCCTAAATCTGCCTTTTGTGAATCCTGTGGATTTTTTTCGTTGTGTTCTTTTATCTTGTCCTTTAGACTAGACTCTACTTCTTCCGATACTTCTATTCCACCTCTGCTAGTTTTAGTGTCACCAGGTTCATTCTTTTCAGATCCAGTTCTACCTCTTTCCTCTTTTGGTATTCTAGCAATAGGTCTTTCTGCAAAGGCATGAGCTTTAACAGGTACACAGTTTGGTGTACCGTCTGGTTTTAAACCATAAGCTTCGTATCCTTCCCAACAAGGATTAGGTTCGATAAACTCTTGTTCTTCTAAGATTGGTCCACCAGCTATCCAAGCGTCACAAGTGCGGTCTGCTGCACATTTAAAATCAAATGCTTCGCAATAACCTAATTCACCTGCTGCTATAGCGTCATACGGATCCGCTGCTGGCTCTTCTCCAATACCTGCTGCTATACATGCAAGCATGGATTTAGTGCGTACAAAGAAGCCGCAATTACCACAGGTTGCTGATTTAGCATCTTCCACTGAGGTATTAAACTTATCTGCTTTAGCCTGCCAATAGTCTTCATTAGGTTCACCAGGATTAAGTGGTCCGTAATTAGCTGCATCTATTGCTTCTTGGCGGTTAACAAGATTTAGTTCTATATCCACTGTTGCTTCTGGACAACCAAATTCGTTAAATTTACGTTTCTTTTTTTGGGTTTCGTCTACATACGGAGGCAATCCAGAAACATCATAACTTAATTTAGTACGAATGCTTTCTAGTTTGTTGCTTGCCCATTCTATTCCTGCTGTGCCACCCCAGGCATCCCACATTAGTTTACCACATCCTTCTGAATAAGGAGTGTCTGCGTTCTGTGCATGTCTGGCAAAACTAGCCATACGAGCTATTGTCTCTTCGGAAATTGGTTCACGATTAGCTAACTGGTTAGCTCTTGCTTTACCAATTGGACTTCCGCAATCACCCCAACCATTTTTTTCTGCCCATGCAAGTGCTCTTTTAGCAGCTTCAGTAGCAGATTCTGGATAGTCAGTATAAGATTCGAATTTCATAAAGTCTTGTTCGTACATAGAAATGCACATTGCAACTGCTTGATCCTGTTCTTTACCTTCATCGATCATAAGGGGCACGCAACGTCCCATAAAATCAGACTGGCTTTCCCCAGCACTAGGCTTAACAAAATCTTGCTTACGCATGTAAACCCAGAATTTTTCAATGGCTGGCTCATCTACCAGCGCTATAGCGGATACCCCAGAATCTTCTAATTCATCCATTACCTCCAGTTCAATGACGCGTTTATCCTTATTTTTCTTTTCCATATTAGAATTTATATATGTGAATATGTTTTCTTACAGTTTTGCCAAATCTGCTATCTTTTTATCTGCTTCCATAGCCGAACTCATATCTGAAGAAACCACGTAAGTTTTAATAATAGGTTGTGGTTGGTTAGTCATCATGTCTTGTAAATCACTAATGCTTGGTATAGATCCACCATTGGCGTAACGTCTATTCCCAACTGAATTTATAGATTGTAATAGAGGCATAAAAGATTTAGTAGATCTTTTATTAACTACAAATTCACCACCTTCCAATTCTCCATAAGCAGATTTAATACCTCCGTTAGCATGTGAAGGACCAACTAGCAATCCACCATTAGCAAACATAGAACCTGCAGGTTTTCCTGCACCTGCTGCCATGCCTCCAGCTTCTGCTTCTGCTTCTTTTTTCTTAGAAAGCATAGATTTTATAGAAGCAAGAATTCCGACAAAGGTAGCAACAATAGAAATCACTGCAATTAAACTTCCTGGAAAAGGAACTTTAGCAGCTCCTGCTACTCCACTAGCTGCACCTTCTGCAGTCTTAGCAACTGCATTACCTGCTGATGCCACAGAGTTTGCAGCAGTAGAAGTACTGTTACCTAGTGTTGCAACAGTGTTAGTTGTTTTAGCTAGTGTAGATTGCTGGGTTGCTTGAGCATCTGCTTTTTTACTAAGAGCATTTATTTGATTTACTAAACTTGCAACCTGCATTGCAATGTTTAATGCTTCTTGTACCTTTAATAAAGCTTCTCCAGCAGCAGTTTCTTCTCCTACTACTTGTGCAAGCATTCCCGATACACCAGCTAATTGACCATAAAGATCTATTCTTCTTTGATTAGAATCATTAAGTTTATCTTGTAGATCTGCTTCTCTTTTAAGATATTCTTCATTAGTGATTTGGTTTTTATCTTTTAAGTCTTGTAGAACTTTTAACTCTTGACCAACTCTTTCTTGTACTTGTTTAAAACTTAAAAATGTAGTGTCTATTCCTTTAATAGATTCGTCTACAGTTTTAAGTAAATCATCTTTAAATTTTTTAGCTTCATCAATAGCAGCTTTATTAGTTGCTATTAAATCCTGTGTAATTAAAGCGTTAGTTGCTTTTTTATTAGTAGCTATTTGCTTGTCATACTTTTCGTTAATTCCAGCAATAGCATTGTTGTATTCTTCTTCTTTACCTTTATAAGCTTCTTTATTTGCTATTAAAGCATCTAATTCTTTTTGTTTATTTCCTTCGAATAAAGCTAATTCTGCATCTTGAGCTTTTTTATTGGCTTGAAATGTTTTCTGTCTAGCTTGTTCTTCTGTGATTTCTTTTTTACTTAAAGCAATTGCAATTCGATCTAGTTCTGATTGTTTAGCATCTTGTACTTTTACAATCTCTTTTTCTTGGAATTTTTGTGTGGCAGTTGCTTCTTTTTCTCTAGCTTTTTCTGCATCCTGGAATTTTTTCTCAGCATCTTCTTTTAAAGCATCTTCTAATCTTTTTGCGTACTCTCTTTCTAACTTTTCTTTTTCTGACTTACTTAATTTTTCTTTAGCAAGTTCTTCTTTCAGTCTTTGATCTAATAAAAGTTTTAAAGCTTCCGCAGAAGTATTTTCTTTAGAAATTTCATTTTCTATCTGCGCATCTAAATCTCTAATTCTTTTTTCTCTTTCTGCTTTTGCTGCTTCTTCCCTTTTCTTACGAGCATCCTCTGCGTTTTTACGTCTCTCCTCTTCGTTCTCTTTTTCAATATTAGTTTGCTCTTTAGTGCCTTGTTCAAATCTAGCATAAGCTTCTTGTCCTGCTTTTACAGCGTCACTAAAACTATTTTTTAATTGACCCATGCCTTTTTCAACAGCGCTAAAATCAAGAGTCACAATTCCTTTTAGGATATTAGCAACCCCCATTCCTGCCGATTTAACTAGAGTGAAAAATCCTAAAAGAGTTGAATAAAAAATACCTATACCTTTAGTGATATAAGGTAAAGCCTGTATGGCCATTTCCAAAAAGGCATCAATCAGTGGTTCAAACGCTTTTAAAATACCACCTAGAATCTGCTGAAACGCATTCATGATTGGCTGCAACTTTTTCATTGCAGTTTCTGATTGCGAGAATGCAGCAACTAATCCACCAATAGCAGCAACTACTAAACCAATACCTGTTGCTTTTAAAGCAGTACCAAAACTTTGTGTTGCAAGTTTTACAGAATCAATTCCTTTACCAAGAGCTCCTAATGGTCCTGGTGCAGCTTTTAATTGATCCGCAAAATCAATTGTTGTGACTTTAGCGTCTTCAACGTTTTCTTGAATTTCTCTTGCCTGCTTAGCAATCTTAGTCCACTCAGCACTTCCTACAGGAAGTTCTTTCATCTTTTGCTTTAAATCTCGTAATTGAGCAATCGAACCTTCTGCGTTGACTTTGACGTTAATTTCTACATCTTCTGTGTTCTGAGCCATTTTATCTTAAATTATTTTTATGGACAAGGTCCTATATAACATGCAACTTGCACCTCTACCGAATCTCCAGGTTGAATTAATACTCCTGAAATAGATGGGAATGGTGTGCTTGTGAAATATGTGTCGTATGCTACTACTCCGTTTATGTAAACAAAGATTGCACCACAGTTACCAGATCCTGGTAAATTAGTTGTTACGTTTAATTGAATTGTGTTTGTGCCTCCGTAAATAACACCATTAGGACTAGTTTTAACTCCATACAATGTGGAAGTTAATGGGAAGTTACTTGGCCCTTCTAGAGAATTCATAAAGCTACCGTTGATTCCAACATCGTTAATAGTACCAAATCCACAGTTTGCGTTACGAATAATCCAAGTAGAAGAACCAGGAGGTGGCGGTGGGGTCGGCGTAGGTGTAGGAGTAGGCGGAGGCGGTGGAGGTGTAGGAGAAGGAGGTGGTGTTGGTCCTCCGCAAGGACTTGATACAATCGGAATAGCTAACACGGTAGAACATGGAGCATCAGAAGTCACAGTGATTGTCGTTGCGGTATCATCTGCACTTACTATAAATCCACCTAGTAATTGCAATCTAGTTACCCCAGTTGCAAGATTTCCCAATACATTATCGCTAATTGTAAAAGGTCCTGCGTCTGTGCCTATAGAATTTATTTGTACTGTTACTGCTACTGTTGGCATGTTTTAACTATTACATTGTGTTGATTGTACTAGATCCATTCCAGAAAGTGTAAATATCGAACCATATCTAGCGCAAACTAAATTTCCTGGAGTTATTGTTGCACCGTAGTACCAAGTTCCGCTACAGTCTTGATAATCTCCTAGCCAATTAAATCCGCTGGTGTTAACATAATTATAACAAGTATCTTCGCAAGAAATTGCTACGTTCCAAGAATCTGAAATAGGATCGTTTGGATCTGCTGGTCCTGCTTCTACTAAAATATATGTGTTATTTCCGGAAATATAAGGAGCTGAAATAATACCAGTGTTTGGTGTATTTAATGAAAGTCCCCAAGGTCCAGGGTAAGTTGCAAATCCAACCCAACCAGAAGTGTTTAGTAATCCGGAGTCACTGTAAATATTAAATCTGTTTGGACGATCTACAGAAACATAATTAATAATAATAGTGTCTCCTAATAATCCGTCACAAATATCATAAGGTTCGTATTGATGGTAATCATTACCAGAATAAGAACTAGTTAAATTATCTCCGCACTCGTAGCAAGTTCCTGTAGGACCTGTGCAATTTCCATTAACAAATGCTTCTGCTTCATTAACATAAGCAAATCCAGTATCTGTAATGTACCAAGGATCGCAACAAATTGTAATGTCGTTATCAATGTAGTAAACAGAATTAGTGACGTCAATTGTACAACTTGGTTCTACACACTTAACTGCTGTACCATTGCTTAATCCACAATCTAAATTAGTACCTGTTAAATTTAAACTAAATCTATATTCAGTTCCAGTAACAGATGGGGTTGGTGGAGTAAAAGTGTAATACCCAAATCTGACAGTGTTTTGTGAATCTAAAGGAACACCAGTTTGTTCTACTGTTGTTACAAAGGTTCCTGACGGGCCATGATTTGCTTGATAGTTAACTGTGGTTTTTACAAATGTATTTGGAGCAACCGATCCGGTATAATTATAAGTTGTATTTGGTGTTGTATAAGCACTAGTAAAATCTACGGTGGTAATTGGAATCCAATTGATTCCATTTAAGGATTTTTCTATGTAAGCAAATCCTGCACCTGTAGCATTACTTGTTAGATGAAAATAAACATCTAGTGTTTCGTTTGGACAAGGAATACAGTTATTAGGATCTCCTACTGTGGTAACTGCCCCCGTTCCTCCTGTAACTTGAACAACTGAAATTCCATCGGAATACCAAGCATTACCTGCTGGAGTTAATGCTTGATCTTGATATAAAAATGTAGCATCTGCTAATAATGGAGCGTCAGCATACCAGCTTGCTACTGACTCGTTAACGCAGCATACTGCGTCACATTCTATAGCACCTGTGCATCCACTGTATTCTGTTAAATCATAAATGTCACAATTACAACCAGAACAAAGTCCCGTTGAACCTGGAATTCCGTTTTGAATATAAACGTATCTTGTGCCATTAGAATACCAACCATCTGCTGCTGCACCGCCAATAGAACTTGCGTAGAAATAACTGTTTTGGTACCAGTTAGCTCCAACATCTTCTAACCAAACTGTAACGTTAGTTCCTTGACAGCAACAAGCATCGCAAAAAGTACCAGTGCCTCCAACATAGCATAAACTAAGAGAACTTAAAACAGGAACACATTCACAAATAGCCGGGCTAACGTCTATGGTATCAATTGCAGAAATTTTTCCTATGCCTCCTGTAACAGTATAAACTTTTACGCCGTCTGAATAATATCCATTCGGAGCATAAACTGTTGCAGTGGCATTTAAAAATAATACTGAATTTACCGCTAAAGAAGCTTGAGGTGTGTTAGAAAAAACTGTAGTAATCGGAGAATTAAATTTACAACACACTGCATCACATAAAGAAGTTGCGTTATAACAAATATCTGTGATTGGTAAAAATACATTTGGAAGTTGTACTCCAATATTATTTAGCTTATACAGCTGTACTTTACATGGATTTTTCTGTCCAGGAATATAATTATTAATGTAATTAACTAAATAATAAGCATCTTTTACAAAAATCTTATCGTTGTATCTTAAGTCTAAAAGATCTTTATAATCTAAAATAAATTCACCTTCAAAAAGATAAGAAAAATCTTTATCTAAAGTGGTTTGATTTGTTTCTCCATAACAAGAATAATACCATTTTTTCCAATATTCATCAAAGGCATAAGTCTTTGCTCTGCCATCAGGATTAGTTGCGTAAGTTGGATCTTCTTGCGGAGTTATAAATTGTGGTGGTGCCCAACTCCAATCAATAGATTCGTTATCATTAGTCCAAGGATCTGGATAATAAGAACTCATTAACGGATACGTATTTAAAGGAGTAGAATTAACAAAATACCAATCTTTAGGAGCACCTGTCGGACCGTTGTAATAACCTAATCTTAATTTAGGTTGAATTGGAGTACGTCTTCCTGGTCCGTCTTTTGTGACTTCATCCTTTGCAATATGTGGAATTAAAAACTTATTAGCTTTTTCTACATCAGTTGGACTTGCTGTTGCTCCATATCCGATAGGACCAATAGGTAAAGGTGCAAAAATTCCTTGCACTGTTTTAGTGCCTTTAATAACTTCAATAAAAGAATCTAAATTTAATTGACCATAACTTTGTTTATAAGCTTGCTGGTAATTGTAATTTAAATAATCAGAATCTTCTTGATCTCTAAAGGTAACAAATCGCTGTTGTGTTTGGAATAAAGGATTTAATTTGTAATCTTTTTTCTCATTTAGCTTATAGGTCCAATCCCTAATTATTCCGCCTTTAATCCATTCACTCCACGGTTCAATAAAAAACTTTTTTTCGTTTTGTGGATCTGGTTCAAATACCAGTTTAAATCTTTCTACAACGGAACGAATAAAATCTATTTGCTTAATATTAGCAGGAAGACAAGAACTAGGATTTACTTGATCTCCAGGTGCTACGTCCGTTTCCACTGTGATATTATTAATTAAGATAGCAGCTCCCTGAGGAATACCAACTCCCTTAATCATAAATTCTATTTGCTGACCCTGATTAAAAAAGAATGGAGAAGTGGTAATGTTTATAGTATCACTTAAATCTCCAGGAGGAAAATAATAGTTTACAGGAAATCCTAATGTGTTACCTGCACCTCTTTGTCTTAAATAAAAAATAAAATATTCGCCAGAACTAGGAGAACCAGAACCTTGCCAAATCCAGGAAGCTTGAATATTAAAAGAATAATTTCCTGCTACGTTGATTAAAAAATAATTGTCTCCTGGATTACTAACATAGTTTGCTCCGAAATCGTATAACGGATTACCTGTTATTTCTAAATGTATTGGATTTGAAGAAGGACCATTAAATCCTCCACCAAAATAAGTAAAATAATCATTGCCTTCAAAGTTACCTTTAAAGCCAATTGTTTGGTTAATAACAGTTCTAGCTTCTTTATCTGCTACAACATAAAGCTTATTAAACTTTTCACTGTCTAAAAAATCACTGTCATAAGTGTAATCGGTATTGGCAAAAATACGATCCCAAATTGTTTTAACTTGTAATGCAGGTTTTAACTGCCCAGTTAATAAAGGATTTGCTACATTAGTAAATGTTTTTACCCCATCTGTAGAAAGGGTAGGAATATCAGGAATAGTAGATGCTCCAGAACCGGTATAGTTATAACCCCATTCTATGAGCGGGTAAACCACCTGGTAATTAAATAATTGTCCGCTCCAGGAATTTATAATTGTCTGACGATCTTTAGCATGCACTAAATCATTAAAATTTAGATCAGTTAAGAATCCGCCATCTTTATCTCCGAGACCAATTTGTGTGGCAAAATCAGAAGTCTCGTTCATGAATACGATTTCGTATTCCACACGAGAACTAGAATCTGTGCGATACACATTCATTAACTGAATGTTACCGTTCATCCAAAGTTGTCCTTCGTTATTGATATAAGCTTGCGCTTTTTTACTAGGATCAAAAAGTGTTTGGTTAACATTAAATGCTTGTTCAAAGAATTTACCATTCACATAAGTATGTGGCACTCTAAATGTCTGAGAATAAGAAGCAACAGCAACAGTTGGGTCTGTTACATTCTGCACTCGTAAATTCATCTTAATAGGATCTGTGTCGTACAAATCCAATAAAGTCCAATCGCCTGTTCCGTATTCCTTAACAAAAAGTTGTACTTGTGCCTTCATGCTTTAGATTGTTTGCATTGTTTTCTGAGTGGATATCTCCACATTAAATGTTGCGGTAAACAACTTAACCATTTTAACGGTTTTTACTGTGTAGCTATTTTCAGTTACACGACAGGTATAAGGAAAATCATCAGTGCCAATGTAGATCCAAGTCTGTGGACTTTCTACTACACCTTTTAATAATTCTACTTCTTCTTGAGTCAAAAAGTCTGAGGTGATAGTCCATTTAGTGTTAACAACTTTGTTATACTGCCTGTTACCTCCTCTTAGCCAGTTTTGAGTCGTGTCTCCAGAAAGTTCGACCGGTGTAGTACCACTCCAGTTAACTTCAGATTGATACCAATCTTGTTGTGACGTGTTAATAGATTCTTCATTGAACATGGTAAAGTCCCAGTAATCTCTACCGGATTTATCATTCAACCATACCAATCTGCCGCGGGGATAAAGAGTGCTAAAGCAATCTTCCACAATGTTAATTGTTACTTCCTCTGATAAAGGAATAGAAGGAGCACCAGTGGCATTACATCCACTAGAGATAGCAAGCTGATCAAAAAGTTGCACAGTGTAATAAGCAGGCACCTGCCCAATATCGTTCCACCAGTTTAGATCTTCTAGATCTTTAGGACCAACTCTTAAGCTTACCAACTCTTGAGAAATCGAATTAGAAAAAGAGCTAGGACCTGTAGCAGCAATTGCATCACCACAACTTTCTCTCGGTGCACCACCCAGATCTTCCACATTAAATAATGCTTTGTCGTCAATGAACGCACCAGTAGCAGTGTAAAATTCAAACCAAGCAACTTTAGGCGAAGCAGATTGTAATTTAGTGCCACCAACATATTTTTCATAAACAGGATTCCTATTTAAAAAACTAACAGTGCGACGATCATAACTTAAATCATTACACGTGTAATCGTGTGGAGGAGGAGCAGAACTAGTTTGCCAACTTCCTCCAGCAGCAGAGCGAGGCATATCGCTTAAAAATAAACCAGGACCTCCACAAGTAAAAGGTGCAACAATAGTGTTGTTCTTCATAATGTAAGGTGCGATGTAACCAAACAGTCCATAATAGTCAGTGCTACCTGATTGCTGTACTTGTAAATGTGCTTGCTGTTCCTGCCAATCTAAAGAAGCAGGGATAGCAATAACAGGAGAAGCACCAGTGCCTCCAGCGCCACCTGTATAACCCTGTGCTCCTAAAATGTAAGCAGGATTTAAACCTGGAGTGTTATTTAAACCGTTATAAATTTGTAAAGTGGAGGTGGAAGTTGGACTACGATATTCTTCGCCTACTAACACATACACAGAAGATGTTGCGTTATAACCAGTTTTATACGGAGTAGAAGTTGGAACGCCTACTTCATTAGCAAAATCACCAATCTCTAAATAGGGATCAATCATTGTGCTTACGTCTAGTATACCTGCACCTGCTGGATTAGGTCTTTGTTTAAATCTATTAATGTATGCTCCGTCAATGTACACATCAAACACATACTTAAAATCGTACACGCTGCCTGCTGTGGCTTGATTAGAAGTCACACTCCAAATAATTGGATTATAACCTGGTGAATAATATTTAGGAGCGAAATTAACTGCGGTAATCATCTTCTCATGCTGTTATATTTGTGAGCCATTTGTTGATTTTCCAACTCGATTTTTTTGGCTTGTTCTTTGCGATATGCAAGGAAGTTGAAAGCTTCTCTAAAACCGAGTTTTGTAACTCCAGAAATTTTGAGTGGATCTTCTCCTGCGAGGTTAACGAATGTAAAGTACCATTGTCTTGCAGCAAAGTTAGCATCTCTTGTGAGTTCTGAATTATCTTCTTCACTTCCATCGACTCCTTCGACTTCGAATAAATTTTTATACGCTTTATAGATTGAATTACGGAATCCAAAAAAAAAGAGGAAACGCTTTGGGCTATACTAATTGGAACGTCTAAAAAGATTTGGGATCGTTCTTTAAATCCGTCATAATCATAGTCTTGTATTTTATAACCATTCCAAGTCTTACTTATGATAGGTCTAAACAAAATTGCTAGCACTTCGTGTAATCTGTATTCAGCATCATCAGAAGTCACAATAACATCCAGATCACTAAACTCTCCAATCGTCATTTTGTTCATATCACATAAAGCGTAATCCACACCATCGTGATTAAATTTAATAACAGATCTTTGTCCGTCTGCAAAAGATCCACGAAGTAATGCAGATAAACCGATAGAAAGATCTTCCCATTTATCAACAGGAATTTTTTTCAGATCATCAACGGGACAACCGCTAAGTGCACTAACAATTGCAAGTTCTGCACTACTTCCCTCTAAGAAAAGCTGCGTCTTAATTTTATAGTAGTCTTTGATTTTAATTTGCTCTATAAAATATTTGTTCTGTCCAATCCTAAAATCTATTCTCATATGGTTATTTTTTCCTTCTTAATTTCTTTTCGTACTAATTCCCCAGTAAATTTTTTAGTGGCTTGTGCAACTTCGTCAATGAGCATTTGGTCTACTGTGTCACTTAGATTCATCCAGTATAAAGGTTTTATACCTTCTTTGCCTGCTCCTGGTCGAGTTCTTTGATTCTTTGGACCACTAGGAGGAATGGGTTGTTTACCTTTAACACTTTTAGTGTAGTAATCTAAAGTACCGTATTGAAAAGCCATTCCATATTTAAATGCACTCTGTCCGTTAGTGGCATTAGCGCTAATTAAAAATCTTCCACCTAATCCATTGGCGCTAGGTATGAATTTAACTTGCACACTAGATTTTAGTTTACCAGTTTTTACTGGTGCTTGACCTTGGATAATGGCTTCTATTTTCTTAGCCCAACCGTTATAAAATTTTAATAATTCTGGATCTGGCTTCATAATTAACTAGTAAATGCTGCGTCACAATTATTAAATGGATTCATGACAGTGAAGCTAACCTCTGCTGACCAACCTGCCAGATTGTTATTAAAACTTTCCACAAACGGTCGACACACAATCGGTGTTTCCACAAACACATCCACATCCTCCCAAGTGGTTTGCCTGATCCTAGACATTAGGTCTTGCAAAATCATAAACGTGGTGTTCAGTTGGTCTTCCTCTACATCCAAATCATTGTTGGTGATATCTTGCACTGACAGTGCAAACGAGAACTCCACTTTCCCACCGGCATCCATGTCCGCTCGTCTGGGAATAAGCATGACCAATGGAAACTTGGTCGGATTCTGCTTATTGGTTTCTATGTCCAGGTCGGATAGTTGCCCAAACGTGAATTGTTGTACATTAACGTGGGAAAGTGACAGCTCTCGTAGATACTGCACTAGGGATTTAAACGATGAGATTGGACCGGATGCCATAATTTGACCTTGTTTATTATGAATATATATTTGACTTAAATTGCAGAAGAAAATGGGAAAAAAAGCCAAAGAGCACCGTAAGAAGGTTGCCAAGCGTAACGCGGAGATCCAAACAAAACTTAGGAGTTTCCAAAAAAACATGCAACAGAGCATGCAAGAAATTGCACGAAAAGAAACAATAACTAAAGATTATGCAACCATCACTACACAGCTCCCACCCGAGCAAGCTGCTGCCCTCCTGGAAGAAGGTGGCCCCAGATTCTCATGAACAAGATGAATTAGCCCAAAAGGTTATAGATTTCTATCTAGAACGCTGGCAAGAAATAGTGCGTAATTTTAAATTACAGAAGTACAAAGACATGCGGGAGATGCTGCATTTCTCTTTAGAAATGTTTATTAATCTAAATCCCCATGCTTATTCCTCCAAGCATAAAGTGTTTTTAAAGCGGGTCCACGCAGAAGTTAAAGAACACTATCAGAGCCTATGGGCTCATTTCGAAGAGGACGAAGAGTACAAAAAAGAATTGCTAAATTCCTACGCCTGGTTAACCCAATTAAAACGCGAATGTCCTTTGCCTCCCTTAACCTATTTAGATCTAAAGGTTTGCTTTGGAGCTTGCGAGGCTTACATGTTAGTGGCTAATGCAGAATAACATTTTTTTATACGACTAAATGTATTTAGATTGCGGAGTGTTAGAAGTTATATTAGTTCCCAACTTAATTCCTATCTGGATGACTCCGCAAAATGTAAAAACAAATTTAGCCTGGGATCGGCTTAGTTTAGAGCCGATTACGACCACCAAATTAAAACCCATGTTGAGATCTGGCTTGGTGCGAATAGCGTTAGCTACGGAGCCAGGATTACGATTTATCACACTTACTAGACATCCTCGTCTAGCTGGACGTCGAGCCAAGCGAGTGCAAAGAGGTTGGTGGGAAGCTTATGAAGCAGGAAAGGGTTGGGTGAGCATTGAAAACTCTTGTCACATCTGGTTACATCCTTAAATCCATTCTAGACTATGGCGACTTCGAGGAGAAGCAATTGCATAAGCGGAAGAACTACCTATGCGCAGACTAGTCCCCACAGCGTATCTCAACGCATCCATGAGATGGGACCAATCATCAACAGGTTTGTCAGTGCCTTGACGATAGACGTAATTGTCATACTCCAGACGCAGGTTAAAGCTCATGGGGTCTGCATAAACTTCATACGAGTTTATGGTGTCAATGCCAGCACGCACAGAGTCTTGGCCTTTAAGTGCTGGACGTATATTACGCCAACCGAGTCTCCGCAAAGTCTCCAGACTCTTAGGTTCAGCAGAGTCTCCAACAATCGAAGCATGTTGGCTCACTCCAGCTTTCAGCAACCGCTGACTCAGATCCTCGTTAGTTAAACCTTGTTGGTATAGCACCTCTTGAATCCAAAGTCTTTGGCCCTTTTTCATGACCTTCACACAAGCTGAGGGATCTCGCATAAACCCAAAGTCTAGACCGTAGACCACTTCTGCTTCAGGATCAGGTTCGTAATAACTCCAATTCCACTTGGTAAACACTTGGCCTTCATGGAGGTCTCTCCAATTCCCGCGAATGTGGTGATCAAAATATTCTGGATCAATCTTAGCCATGCGCTCCCACTCGGCGATTTTTTTAGGATCTAGATTCTCCGCATTGTCCTTATAGGTGGTATGAATGAACTCGTGATCCTCTGCCCATTTAGGATGAGGTTGGCCATCTGGGGTAAAGAACCTTTTAAAGATCCAATGGCTTTTAGCTCCGGGATTAAAACACAGGAAGATCTTGCGGTCTACCCCTTTCATACGGAAGGAGTCAATTAGCTTGATGTATTCTTCTTCCCGCTCCATCTCTAGCGCTTCGTCTACTAGCAAGTGGGTACAGTTAGCTAGACCTTTGGATTTAGCAGAAGCCGAGTTCTCTGAGATTTTTAACGCGTGGGTAATAATCATGTTACCATTCTTGGGATTAACTATTTCTTCGCCCGTGATTTTAACATGGTCTTTTAAACCCCACTTATCGATTAGATCTAGGATGTCTCGGTAAATGGAACTGGAAATAGATCTCAGAGTGTAACGGCTGACCACCCCACGAAAATAGGTGTCTCCAAATAGCCACACCAGAAACGCAGCAGCCACGGCGGTTGATTTACCCCCAGCTCTACCGCCCGAAATAATGTAATAGGTCTTATCCGAATAAAAGATAGGATGGTAAGCATCTGGAAATTTAAAGTTGTTAGCTGACATGTGTTCTATATACTCTTAAAAAAAGACCCCAGTAAAAAACCGGGGTCGTCAAACAAACAATTATTATGTCAGGTAAAATTACTAGTTAACACCTAGGACACACTCTATATATTTAGAAACTGAGGAAGAGTTCCAATAGGGGAATAAAAAAATATAAGGGTAAAAAAATATACTCTCAATAGCCCGGCGAGGGCACCCCCGAAACACTGGTTTTCTCCAAAGGGCTCCCGGGATCCCAGTCCCCCTGGCCGGGCCGGTCCATCTAAGGAATCTTTCCCAGATACCAATGATGAATTCCGTTAAAGTTTAGAACATTTTTTTATCTGGTAGGTTCCCCCATCCCCCCATCCAGGGCCAGGGGAGTGTCCCCCCTCTCTTGGATATCCTTGAGCACGTTGGGGCTGAGAGCTAGGGGTGGGACATGGAACATTGGTGAGGGAGCCTCCTCGGTGGGTTCAGATACCGGGGGGTCCATGGGTCCGGGGGCTATCTGTGAAGGCTCCCCGTCTATATTTGTAAACGCGGAGGGCTCACCAAGGAATTTGATTTCCCCTCCTGGAGAGGTAGGCAAAGACAAATCGGTGGGGGCGCCTACCCCTAGGGACACCTTAGGAATGTTGGGTAGGTGGATAGTGATTGGGGTAAAGGCTTCGCCATCTTTGCCTACCAGTTCTGTCCTGGATAGACTAGGCATAAACCTCTCAGAGACCCTTAAGAGTAGGTCTGCAGTCTTAAGGGGGTCCTTTTTAGCTCCCTCTGCCAACCAGGCTTCTAGGTTAGGCAATTGGTTATTAAGCAATAAGGCAAATGCTTGTTTAATCTGGTTATTAATCTCAGAGGTGCTTCCTATGGGCTTCCCCTTCGGATTACCGGACTCTCCCGGCTGCCATAAATGCTTGGGCTTCCTTCTAGGCATGCTTTTTGTGAATTTTCTTGTAAAGCGGGGCAAAACCCCCTTTGGGCTACGGGACAGTGTGCCCTACCTTAGTTATTTGTGTGTATGGAGTGGGTAGGTTTCTGGGTCTGCCTCTGTCGGGGCGGATTTTCCAGATCTTGCCTCGGGCATCGGTTTTAGACCTAAATACTCTATGTGCATCTTCCAGGATCTACCATTTCGGATATGGTTAATCTGACTATGGCTCATTCCATATAACTTAGCTATCTTTCTTGCACTTAGATCTTTATATGTGGTAAAGATAGCTTGGACTTGGGGTAGGGTTAGTTTCTCTCTAGGCATTTTGTGGGGTATTTGGGTTACGATTGCTTAACTCTCCTATAATGTCGTCTATACCTTGATGGCATCTCACTAGTTCTTCTATAATCGGGTTCATCTCACTTAACTTGTCTTGGTATTGTCTTAACACTTGTGCTCTTCTATTCTGTAGGGTAAACAGGTGTTCTGCTGCTCGCTTATACGTGCGGCCTGTACATGTTAGTGCTGCTGCTCCTGGGGGTAGGTTCATTATATCTAATACTCCTACCGGTTTTTGGGGCATTTCTTGGTCTAATTGGTCTTGGACTGTACTCATGCTTTAATTGTATTTACTAATTCTTCAATATGGCTTGCTAATTTGCTCGCTGCTAAGGCTTTTTCCTCTTGATGATGTAAATCATTAGCTAACATTTGCGTTAAGACATAAGCTTCTAATAGCGTTTTACGAATGGTTGCTAAATCAGGCATTTGGCCTTCTTCTTGTAAGAACTGCAGACATTCTTCGCATTTGCGGGCTTTCTCTTTGCTGGAAAGCTTTTGGATGATTTGGAATCCCATATTATAGTGTGGTTTTATATTGTTCATAGGCTCGGCGCACGTGATTCACGTGGGTAGTGCGGCAACTAGAGCAACCAGTATCCTTATCCATCTTTCCTGTTAGGGTGTTATAGATGAGGTACACTATCGCCATTTGGTCTTGGGTCCAGACATTTTTAGGTCTTTCAAATAGATGTCCATGTTCGTTAAACAAGGCATACACTTCAGAAGTTAGGGTTATTTCTTTGGGCATATTAGTATTCATTTAATTTCTTGTGGATCAGATCCGAGGCTATCGCTATCAGCAACGGTGTCAGATAATCCAGCGGCGAAGTAATCCCGAAGGATGCCGGGAACAAGATCAAGAGGATTAGTGATGTCCACGTGGATAGGCATAGACTGCAATTCCATGGTTTCGAGTTTAGCTTTAGCCTTTCGAGTGCGTTTTGGTACCAGATTTGGGACGTCAGAATCGCTGACGCTGCTGCTATCGGGAGCAGTTGCAGGAATAGGGTTAGTTGGTGCATAGTTCTTTAGTATTTTATAAGACTGCCAAATGGGTAAGCCTAATCGGTGGCGTGTTTCCATAATGGCAGATTCTAATCTCCAGCCTTCTGCGCTGTGGATGGTTTCTGAGCCTTCGAATTGCCAATAGTGTAGTTGTTTTGTGTCCATATTTGCCATATCTATCTTATTATTCTAGGGTGGAAAGTTTTCACTTTAAATTGGTGCGGATGTAAGTTCTGACCTTTCTCACAGTCAGATTAATGCTGGTCCGAGGAATGTGCGTGCTCTTACTTAACGCTGAAGCATTTTGATTGTGTTCCACATAAGCAGTAAACAGTTCTTTCTCATACCAACCTAATCCATCTAGTTGTTTACGAGCTATCTCTGCTAATGCTTCAATGTCTATTTCTTCTTCATCTGCGATTTCTTCTGTCTGTGGGGTTAACTCTGTGATGCTTTCCCATTGCTGACGATATTGACGATAGAAAGGCGAGGTCACGCTTTTCCACGAGTTAGTGCACATACGTAGGCAGTAAAAGAATGCACCGCCTGAATCCACTATCGTCTGGACATCTGGGCGCAGCATAAACTCGCTTAACACATAATGACACAGTTCTTCATATAGGTCTGAATCTTGTGATATACGTAAGCAGGCTTGTTTAAATTCCTCGTAGTGTTGGGAGATCCATTGATCTTTCGTCAAGTATCTTAAATGTATTTGTAAGTATATATTCGCATGTGTATTCTCAGAGGAAAACCCTTCCCTAAATCGCTATTCGACGAAAGCGGTCTTAAAGCCAGACACTATATGGTGTTCTGGAGTTTATACAATGATTTATGTGTAGGAGACGAATATTGGAGCTATTTTACCCGTGCTGATCTAGCTAAAGCTATGCGGATTCATAATCCAGGCTTTCAATTAACTAATCTTTCTGCTGTGTTACAGACATTAACAGAACATGAGTATTTAGAAACTAGACTACTGGGTGATAGATCTATTGGCACTGGTATTCAAGCTTATGAAATTCGCATTCATCCACAGGCTTGGAATAAACCTCAAGTTAAATACCGCATTTGTGGCCGGAGTCAAGAAGCCCAAAATAGATATAACGCAAAGCGAAAGGCAAAGCGAATGGCTAAGGATTTATCTTAGCCAAAGCTTCAGCAACTAAATCCCTACTTCTAGTCGCTTTCACTTTGATTGTTTTGATCTTCTTCGGCTTCTTTCGATAAGCATTAATAATCTGTTCTTGTTTTAATCTGTCTAGTTGTTCTTGTGAGATCTGATCTAGATTCATAATTTGTTTCTTGTAAATGTAATTAAATTGTTTAGAAATGAGATGCCGACGCGAAGCGTCGACTGTACAATATAGCTTCAGCTATATTGTTGTGTACTTGATAGCAACCTTAGTACTTAGTATAGCTGAGTACTTACTATACATGGGGTTTAGCCGAGGCTGGCAAAACCCAAAGTCGGCTAAACCTTGCCCAGGTCTTCGATAGTTAATCCTTTCCATAAATCTGCGTCTTTAATATTCTTAAGCTTAGGTGATTCTAGTACTACATGCTCCCAGCCTTTAAAAAATCCTTTCTCGTTTCTTAATTGGGTAGAAAGAATATAACCCTTTTCTTGGAGGGATTTAAATACTCGATCCACTTTACCTTCTTTTTCGTTTAGACGTTTAGCCAAATTGTTTTTATAAAGATTCCAATCTTCTGGTAAACTTAATAAGCAAATCATTAGACCCTTTTCTTCTAGGGTTAATTCCCTAGAGTTAATTAACTCGTTGTCTAGCACAGTATAGTTTTTGTTTAACCTGCGTTTAATAATTCTTCCCGTATTCATATTTTTCTGTATTATTCTGCAATATCGTATAACTTCGTATTAACTACCATTAAGCGTCTTGGACCTTCTTCTAAGATCTTTATATGTTTTTCGGATAATAGTTCAGCTACGAGCAAATAAACCTGGCTAGAACGCATGCCAAACACTTCTGCAATGTAATCATCCGAAGCGTAGCAATAACCGCTCTTAAGTTGGAAGTTCCAAACAAAGTTAACGATGAGTTTTTGTTCGAGAGTGAGATCTGAATTTTGCCAGATCTGGTGGTTGAATCTTAAATAGAAATTATTCATTTGTGTATTTTTTATATGTGAGGCCAAAAACGTTTACTAATAATATTAGCACAGGTGCTAACGTGAATACCAAATTCCTCTGCTATGACTTTCTGGGTGTATTGTTCACTATCCCACATTGCTCTAATTTTAATAACATCCTCGTCAGTTAATTTAGCACGATGATGTTCTTGTCCTCTAGCGTATCCACCCTCTTTAAAACGTCTCCTCATTCTTTTATTTTGGCTAGACCAATAAAGATTTTCCAGATTTAAATTGTAAATATTGTTGTCTTTAAAACAAACATGGGTTAAATTAGGATCCTCAGTGGGATTAAATGCCCGCATCATTTCTCTATGCACATATAGTTTTTTATATTTCTTGTTTACCCAGGTGTTAAACATAAGGTAAGTGGGAGCAGGTGCTATACTCACTTTTACTTCTCCCTTTTTATTATCCCATCTCCGTACGTTACCCTGGGTAGAGATTTCATAGTTAGGATAATCTACAACTTCATTCCATTTTTCCATCTTATTTGTTATATTTAAAAATCCAATTGCTAGTGGTTTTACCACTGGATGCTAATGCTTTCATAACTGTTCTGCGAGGAACCCCAGTTAATTGTTCTGCATGTCTGGTTCCTTGAGCCAGATATTGTCTGCCGTCTGGATGTTTGCAGATAATATTTTTAGATTGATCTAGGCGCACATTATCAATATGCGTTATCCATTTTAAATTCTGGATGTCATTATAGTCTTTTTGCTTGTTAAGGTGGTGAACCTCAGGTAAATTCTCTGGATTAGGTAAAAAGTATTGAGCGCACAATCTATGGGCATAAAAAGAAAGCCATTCATTTTTGTAATGGATTAAGTACATAATATAACCATTAGACATCTTTTGGGGAGTTAATAGTCTGCCATTAACTTTGTCCTGCATAAAACTTTTAACCTCACCACGATTAGAAATGTGGTAGTTTTCGTCTAATTCTTGGATGGGTTTCCAAAGTTCGGGTGTTTTCATAATAGATCTTTATTTAGTTATATATATCTGGCAACTAAAAGTTCCATAAAAAACCCTCCAAATCTTACGGGACTTGGAGGGAAATACAGATGTATATGAAACACCCAAATTTCTTCGGATGATATACTTATATATTCTAAAACAGAGAAAAGTTCCTAAACTTTTTTAGAGTCATCTTTCTTTTCGATATACTTTTTTAACTTCTGCGCATTATCTTCAGTCTTCTTATAAGACTTACTTAACTTCACAGGTTTTTGTTTAGGTTGTTTGCTCATAGTTTAGATTAATATCCTAGTGCTGCCCAAATCAAAGAGGGTTCACAAGAGATAAAGCTTTGTCCTCCGTTGTAACTAGAGTTTAATGTGTAACCATAAGCTCCACGTGCAGCTCTTTGCCACAATCTTTTGTTGGCGGCATAGGGTAAATGGTACGTAACCATAGGAGACTGATAGGGCGAACCAAGATCTGGGATTACTCCATCTAAAGCATTATAGTTTGTCCAAGCTGGATAATCGTTTTGGTGATAGTACAAATATTTTTGTAATAGCACTGCATATTGTTGCGACGTGTTCATCACTTGTGCAACTAAGTACTTTAGTTCTTCTAGTTCAATAGAATCTGCAGTCTCTGACTTAGGACTTAAAATAGATTTGTTAAAAATCTTATACTTCAAGAAAGGCATCGCCATTGCTAAAGCATAATTAAGTACTACATTGCCTACATACTCATCTAACAAATATCTGTTAGCTACACTGACTGTGTTAGTGCGTACTTGATCGTATAGTTGTCTTAAAAAGTTAGATCCAATTAGATTTACTAAATACGTGTTCTGTGCGTTTAACACATAAGGTATAAGTAACTGAGGACTAACGTTCTCATTAATCGAAGTAAAACTTTTAAGCTTTTCTTCCGACACGAGTAGGATTTCATTAACTGCCATGTTGTTAAATTATTTTATATGGGTCCAATTATTACCATTAACTACTTTGTTAATAGTAGTAGTGCCCACATTATATTTTTTTGCAACATCCTTTTTTTTCATTCCAGATGCTACTAATCTTTTTATTTCTGGTATATCAAAATCTTTTAATTTAGATGAACCCGTTCTTTCACCAAAGGGAACATTAGAATTTTCAACTTGAATCTTATATGATGCCCATCTAAGATTTGATACTATATTATTTTTAGAATTTCTATCTATATGGTCTACAGTAGGAAGATTATTAGGATTATCAATAAAAGCTTCTGCTTGTAAACGATGGACATATCTAGCATAAGCTTTTCCGTCTTTTTTAAATACCATTTGGTTATAACCGTCCTTCCAATTATCTTTTCTAATCTTTGGTTTATCTGTTAATTTTCTAGCATTATTCCAAAAGGTTCTTACTCTACCTAAGTTACTAATTTGATAACCTCCAAATTCTTTTATGTCTTTCCAAATTTCCATATCGCAAATATACAAATTAAATAATTGCTTCTACAGCTTTTGGTTCATTAGTTTTGTTGTCTACCAATTCTGGTGCAGAAGTAGGATCGATGTTAGCTTGTTCTGGGAACAGAGAAATAGGAATCACTTGTAGTTTACCTGGATTACCCATATAATTCCAAACTTTGTTCATAGGTTTAAGCAGAAGTTTAATATCGGGTTTACACACATTCTGCTGGAATAGTTCATAATCTATGATCATTTCATCTTTCGTAGAATTCTTAATACCTCCAGAGTTATCCAGATAAAGTCCTGCTATCTTAGCATTTGTGATCCTCAAAGCAGATAAGACTGCCGTTTGAATATGGGCCCCCAGGTTAATATAATAATCGTCGCCTGTTGGGGGGAGGGTCTGAATACTTGTTTCAGTGTCTTTACTTTGGTTAAAGCTTAAGAAAAACTTACCAGCATTTTCTGTACCGGAGAATGAACTAGCTATCTGTTCGTAGATATCTTGGCGTTGGGCTGGACCCGGATCGCCTTGATTCATATTAATAATCATCGAAGGTGCAAGACCTTGTTTTAAATTACTTACATGATAAGAACTGACTTCTATCGAGGCCATTACTGCATCACCACCAGCAATCCAAGAAGGCAAACCGTAATAAATCTGACCAGGATTGTGTTCAAAGAAATATAAAATCTGAGAAGGATATTCTTTAGCTGCTGCAGGAGAAAAGCTTTTAAATGCTTTAGGTTTCCATTCTGGCTTTCTAGCTCTAGTCCAATCTGAACTTACCCAATAATATTCCACACGATCTGTGTCTTTGTCTAACATACCAGATCTAACTTTAGAAAAATCCACATGATAAACTGCTGCGATATTTTCTCCTAGATTATCCCAAATACAATTTAGTGCAAAGCCTCCGAAGATCTCGTAGTCTTTTACAACCTTTGACCAAAGATCATTAAGAGATTCACCTTCTGGATTTACTTCTTCTAATCCATCGAGATCGTTTGGATCTTCTGTGATAAGTCCATTTCCTTTTACAGCGGTTATCTTAGCAAGTAATCCAGTGCGTAAGATTGCACACTTGTTCCACATTTCTATAATGAATTGTGGATACAGATTATCTGCCCCGTAATTAGTCCAAAGACCCATAGGTCCTTTAGTTTCTACTAACGTAGGAACCGCTGGTGAAAAAATCTTATCGAAGCGGTAAAATTTTCTGTCTTTGTTATCTGAGATTTGATCTAGCATATTATTTAATTTATACTGTATGTATTTGCCTTATGCAAGTTGGGTTATTACCACTCTAGTAATATAACCTCCTGGGTTACCACTTCTGTTTGTTGAAGGACTAGAGAACGTACCTGTCTCACCTGCTATTATTACTTCAACATAATCACTAGCACTAAAGGCGGCAACGTAATCCCAAGATGCTTGAGAATATACTGTAGAACCATTTCCGCTTAATTGTGTAGATGTACCTGT